CTCGTACCGAGTCGGACGACTGATGACGGTGCTTTATACAATACCGGTAGGTATTTGTTTAATTATATTGAACAAAAATCCCAAACCACTCAAAGTAATGTTAGTGGCGTTTTAATGCGGCCCGCTGACAACTTTAGGTTTGGTATTTTGTATAAAGTTCCACGTCTCCAATTGGTTGGTTCCTATTTTAACCACGGTGGTCAAGACCCATTTGATATCGGTTCTACCATGGTGGTTTCTGTTGGTCCTGGTGGTTCGGCTGTTGCAGCAACCACATTGGATATGTTGACTTGGACGGTTAATGATGTGTCTTATGGTGTACCTTATGGGCAGGGCATTAATAATGATCTCATATATCGTGCTACTTCTTTCACGGTCTTAACGAATACGGTATCGGTTGAGTTCTTACGCCAGTTTGGATTTAATATAGGCGAAGGGCAACCTTTGAACTTCACCGGTGCTATTGAAAATAAGACTATGAATGGAGACGACTTGTGGGTTATGCCCTACCCGGGAGTGGTTGAACCCACTACTGGGAGTGAACCCTTTGACCCATCTTCCTCGCGGTGGCAAAAGATACCGTTGCCCCCGACGACCCAAGTCAACATTGACAACAGAGTGTATACAAGTGCAACTGCTTGGTCCACGAATGCAAGTGCGTTTAATAATACAACTCTGTACCAACAGTTAGAGTTACCGACCGATAGGTTTTTGCCTTACGGTGTGTTTAGCCTGAAATGTCTTGCAGCGGAAGCTTCAAGTGGTGGACAAGATTATTGGATTTTGGATAAAACCCCTGGTTCTGTGCAGGCTGTTGCTGCACTCGAGACCAAAGTTGATTTCACCATGGACCAAGGTGTGACGATACATGGCAATGTTGAGGAGGTTAAACAAGAGGCTCCTCGCCGAGACGTGATAGATGTCCGCGAGCAAGATTTTGTAGCCCTTGGTAACCGTCCTCAGCTTGTTACTACTTTCACCTGGTCTAGTGGTGACCAACTGGCTAGTCCAAAGCTGGTGTTAAGTCTACCATTTGAAGCACTCGTTAGTGCAACCATTTCGGCAGCTATGCAGCGTTTTGTCTTTAGCAACTTTAAGATGCGAGTCACCTTTGTTGTTAATTCAAACGTTTTCCAAGCTGGGCGTTTGATTGCTTATTTTGTGCCGTTAAGCAATTCGACAGACGCCGCTGCCACACATGTTGGCAATTACCCG